CGTTAGTATCGTGTGCTTACAATGCGAAGATTACTCACTATAAAATTAACAATGGCTTTGCTACTGATATTTTTTATGGTGACTTTGTTAAGTGGGCAGACAACAACCCAAACACTACAATCCAAAAGGATACAGGAACTACTTCCTTGACTCCTATTGGTGTATTCTTAGGTTGTTCATATACTGACCCCTCAACCGGTCAAACTACTTTTAATCAATATTATCCTGCTAATACAGCAGCCGATGATATTATGGCATATGTTGCTTCTGACCCTTTTCTGATTATGCAAATGCAATCAGACGAGGCTTTAGACCAAGATGACTTAGGCAAGAACGTAGCAGTTATACAAACTGCAGGGTCTACTTCTATTGGCACAAGCAAAAATGCAGTAGACGGGAGTACAGCTAACACTACCAATACACTACCTTTAAAGATTATCGACTTTGTCGATGGTCCTGATAGTACAATTGGTGATGCAAAAACAGATGTACTTGTAATGTTTAACGTAGGACATCAGTTGCTTAATGCAACGGGTATCGGATAAGGAGAATAAATTATGGCTGCTATATCAAGAGCAAATGAGCTTAAACAGCTCCTACCGGGTCTTAACGCATTATTTGGCGAAGAGTACAACAACTACGAAAATGAGCACGAAGATATCTACGTGACTGAAAACTCTGAAAGAAGTTTCGAGGAAGAGTTAAAGTTATCAGGTTTCGGAGCTGCTCCTGTAAAAGATGAGGGTGCTGCTATCAGTTATGACACAGCTCAAGAATCTTTCGTAGCTCGTTACACTCACGAAACTATTGCAATGGGATATGCTATCACTGAAGAAGCAATGGAGGATAACCTCTATGTTTCGCTTTCAGCTAGATACACTAAAGCCTTAGCTAGAGCTATGGCTTACACCAAACAAGTAAAAAGTGTTGTTCCTTTGAACAATGGTTTTACTTCGTTTAATGGTGGTGATGGTGTAACTTTATTTAGTACAGCACACCCATTAGTTAATGGTGGTACAAATAGTAATAGACCTGCCACAGGTGCTGATTTGAACGAAGTATCTTTAGAAGATGCAATTATTCAAATCGGTGGATACACAGACGAAAGAGGTCTGAAAATCGCTGCCAGAGCAAGAAAGTTAATCATACCTTCTGCTCTTCAGTTTGTAGCAACTAGACTGCTACAAAGTGACTACCGAGTAGGAACAGCAGATAATGACATTAACGCTATTAAAACTAATGGCGTTATTCCAGAAGGTTTTTCAGTTAATCATTATTTAACTGACCCTAATGCCTTCTTCATTACTACTGACATTCCTGACGGAATGAAGCACTTTGTAAGAAGTCCAATGACTACAAGCATGGACGGGGATTTTGACACAGGAAACGTTAGATACAAGGCTAGAGAAAGATATTCCTTTGGAGTATCAGACCCTCTAGGTATCTTCGGCTCTCCGGGGTCAAGCTAAGAATTAAGGGAGGACTTCGGTCCTCCCTTTTTCTACATCTAGGATTAATTAACTTCTCTATCAACTGACCTAGCAGACAACCCAAGATGATAGAGTTTTTCCTTTAAGGAGGGAATAATGGGAACTACAACATTCTCAGGACCTGTTAAAGCAGGGACTATCAAAGACACAACCGGAACTACTGTAGGTACTGATGTCGCTAATACCGGCTCAGTTGTTATGGCACAATCTGCAGTTGTAGATATTATTGGTGCAAGTCACTTAAACCAAGTAATAGCTACTGTACCGGCTAATTCACAAATTATTGATGTCGTATTAAACGTTACTGTCGTTAATAACGATGGTGGTGCAGCTACTGTATCAGTTGGTACAGCAGCAGACGGAAATGCTTTTATTAATGCACAAAATGTAAAAGCACTTGCAACAACAAGAGGTACTTTAGATACTGAAGCTACTGATGTTGGAACATCTGACATTCAAGTTCTAGCCGACTTTACCGGAGCAAATGGTGATGCAACCACCGGAGCTGCTACGGCAACAGTCTTATATATCCAAAACAACAATTTAAGTTAAAGGTAAATTATGGCAGATGCAGTCACAAGCCAGACTATTATAGATGGCGACAGAAACTGTGTTATGAAATTTACCAATGTAAGTGATGGTACGGGCGAAAGTGCTGTAGCTAAAGTAGATGTTTCTGCTTTATCTGCTAACTCTGCAGGAACAGCTTGTTCCGGAGTTAGAATAGTACGAGTAAGCCATGCCATTGTTGGTATGTCTGTTCAATTATTTTTTAATGCTAACGCTAATGTTTTAATCATGGAGTTAGCTGAAAGTAGTAATGGACATATGGACTTTTCGGATTTTGGTGGTATTCCTAATAATGCAGGAACAGGAAAGAATGGTGACGTTCTTTTCACAACTAAGGGTGCTAGTAATGGGGATACCTATTCTGTTACTCTTGAAATGATAAAAACGTATTAAGGAGTTAATATGGCAAGTAAGAAAGCAATAATTTCTACAAGTGGTTTTCCCCCACAGTATTTTGTTTTACAAGCAAATGATGAAGGTATTTTTGAAGTTGTATTTGGACCTGACCCTGATTTAGTTGATGCTCAAAGAAAAGCAGATGAACTAAATGGTGTCAGAGCTAGAACAACAAAAGGTCACTATGTGGCTGATGACCCTTCAACACCTGATGTAAATGAAGCATATGTAGGTGGAAAAACACCAAAGAAAAAAACAACTAAGAAAAAACCCGTAGCTAAGAAAAAAGCTACTACAAAAAAGTGAGGTAATAATGCCGGGTACAATGAAAAAAGATAAAAAAGGCATGGCTTATGGTCATGGTGGTGGTCTTAAAAAAAATAAACATCAAACCTATATGGGTGGTGGTGTTATGAAAAAGAAAGCACCTATGTCTGCAATGTTCCGTGGTGGTAAAACAGGCAAATAATGTCAGGAGCTAAGAAGGACTCTCGTTTAAAAAGAGCAGGAGTATCAGGTTATAACAAACCAAAGCGTACTCCTAGCCACCCTAAGAAGTCTCATATTGTTGTTGCCAAAGAAGGTAGCAAAGTAAAAACCATTAGGTTTGGACAGAAAGGTGCTAAGACTGCAGGTAAACCTAAAGCAGGAGAGTCTGCAAGAATGAAAGCAAAACGAAAATCCTTCAAAGCTCGTCATGCAAAGAATATTAAAAAAGGTAAGATGTCAGCAGCTTATTGGGCAGATAAGGTGAAGTGGTGAGTAGAGCAAAAAAATCAAAATCAAAAGTCAATGAGGCAGGAAACTATACTAAACCTACTATGCGTAAAAATTTATTCAACAGAATTAAAGCAGGTGGTAAAGGTGGTAAGCCGGGTCAATGGTCTGCACGTAAAGCTCAGATGTTAGCTAAACAATATAAAGCAAAAGGTGGTGGATATAAATGAATAAAAAACTTAGAGAAGTACCTGATAGCAATTCAGGATTAAAAAAACTTCCTTCTGATGTAAGAAATAAAATGGGATTTATGAAAGCAGGTGGTAAGACACCTTCTCAAAAAGGAGTTAAAGCTCCAGAAGGATTTCATTTTATGAAACAAGAAGGTGGTGGATATAAATTAATGAAACATGAAGGAAAGTTTAAATCTCATAAGGGAGCTACATTAGTAGCAAAGTTTGATATTCAAGAAAAACATAAAGCTTAATGCCTTTAAAAAAATCACAAAGGTCTTTAAAAAATTGGACTAAACAAAAATGGAGAACAAAGTCTGGGAAGCCTTCAGGTAAAACCGGAGAGCGATATCTTCCAGAAAAAGCAATCAAAGCTTTATCTTCTTCAGAGTATGCAGCTACAACTAAAGCTAAAAGAAAAGGAACTAAAAAAGGCAAACAGTTTGTTAAACAACCAAAGAACATTGCAAAAAAAACAGCGAGGTACAGATGACAATAGCTAGAACTAATATGCGTGAACAGATTGACAAGTCTGGTAAAAAAAAACAAAAAATAGTAACCCAAGAAAAACGAGGAGACATAACAGTTATAAGAGTTAGATATGGCGACTAGTGGAACTTACGGATTTAATTTAGACATTACAGAACTTATGGAAGAGGCATTTGACCTCTGTGGTTTATCTATAATGTCAGGTGGAGACTACAACACAGCAAAACGTGCATTGGATTTAATTTTTTTGGAATGGCAAAACAAAGGACTTAATCTTTGGAAAGTAGAACAAGGCAGTATAACTTTGACTGCAGGTACTAATATATATGATGCAGATAGTACAGCATTAGAAATAGTTGATGCTGTAGTAAGGACTGATGCAGGAGATGTATCAGAACAATTTGACCAACGACTTACAAGAATAAGTAGAACTGAATACAATCATCAAGCTAAAAAACTTTTACAATCTAAGCCAACACAATACTATGTTGATAAAGGATTAACATTAAAGATAGGGATTTGGGCAACACCTGACTCACAACAAACTTATACTTTAATATATGATTACATAAAAAGAATTGAAGATGCAGGAGTTAATGCAAGTATAAATCCAGATGTTCCTGCTAGATACTTACCATGTTTAACTTATGCTTTGGCATACAACATAGCTTGTAAGAATGACCAATCACAAAGTCGCATACCTATGATAAAGCAAAGGTATGATGAATTATGGAAAGAAGTATCAGAAGCAGATAGAGAAAGAGCTGCTATAAGATTTGTACCTAATACTAATAGTTATTAAATATGGCATATGCAGCAGGTAAAAAAGCAATTGGTATCTGTGACAGATGTGGTTTCACTTATAAATTAAGAGATTTAAAATACGAAGTACAAGACCAAAAAAAAACAGGTAGTAGAATATGCCCGTCTTGTATAGACCCAGACCAACCTCAGTATAGAGTAGGAGAGGTTGATACTTCAGATAATATAGGTTTGTTTAATCCTAGACCTGACTCAGGCGAAAAGACTTCAACAACTTATTTTGGATTTAATCCATTAAATAGCACGGGTATGGTAATAAGAGGAGGTATAGGCTTTAGTAGAATTACAACAACTAATGCACCTAGTCCTTCTCCTAGTCCTAGTCCTAGTCCTAGTCCTAGTCCTTCACCAAGTCCGGCTAATGTAGCAGTTCAATTAACACAAAATTTATTAACAACAAGCTTAAATGCTGTTAGTACTTTAGCTGTAACAAACTATGTAGTTACAGTACAAGCTTATGGTGGAGGTAATCGTTATTATATTGACTCTGTAAGACAGCCTACATTAACTTTAGAAGAAGGTAAGACTTATAGATTTGACCAAGGTAATGCTAGTAATGGAACTCACCCATTAAGATTTTCTACAACTTCCGATGGAAATCATGGAGGAGGAAGTGAATATACAACAGGTGTGACAACAAATGGAACACCGGGTAATGCAGGAGCATATACTCAAATAACTGTAGCTGTTGGAGCACCTACTCTTTATTATTACTGTACCAATCATAGTGGTATGGGAGGACAAGCAAACACACCATGACATATAGTGAATTAAAATCTTTAATACAAAATTATTTAGAAAATAACGAAACTTCGTTTGTTTCTAATCTTCCTGATATTATTAAACAAGCTGAAGAAAGAATTGTTAAATCTGTAAAACTTCCAAACTTTAGAAAAAATGTTACAGGTCAATTAAGTGCAGGTAATGAATATTTATCAACACCTTCAGACTTTTTAGATAATTTTTCTTTAGCTGTTTTAGATGGGCAATCTCAAAACTTTTTATATTTTCGTGATGTTAATTATATAAGAGAAGCATATCCGGATAGAACAGTAGCAGGAGCACCACAACATTATGCTCTTTATGACAATGATAGTTTTATAGTTGCACCAACACCTAATCTAAGTTTAACAGTTGAGCTACATTATTTTTATAAACCTGCTTCTATTACAGCAGGAGCAGAAGGTGGAACAACATGGCTATCAGAAAATGCAACTAATGCTTTGTTGTATGGTTGTTTAATAGAAGGCTATGTTTATATGAAAGGAGCACAAGATATGTTAGCTGAGTATGAAAAAAGATATTTTCAAGCTATATCTAGATTAAAGAATTTAGGGGAAGCAGATAATACTATAGATACCTATGCCGAAGGTATGCTAAGACAGAAGAGGACATAATGTTTACAGTTGATATAGAAACAACTACAGGTACTGTTGGAGTACAGACAACAGAAAATAAAGGTTTAAGTCCTGAATATTGGACAGATAGAATTGTTGAAAGGTTAGTTTCAATAAGTGATACAGCAGACCCTATGGTTAAGGCACAAGCTGAAGCATTTAAAGACTCTATACAACAACTTATCCTGCACTATCTAAAACAAGCAGTAGCTAGTGATAGAAGTACAGTCGCAGGTTTATTAGAAAAACAAGGTCATAAAGATATGGCTGAAATTATAAGGAGGCTGTAATGGCAATTTCTCAAGCAATGTGTACTTCGTTTAAAGTTGAACTTATGACAGGTACGCACAATTTTACAAACAGTAGTGGTAATGCTTTTAAGTTAGCTTTGTACACAAGCTCGGCTACACTAGGTGCAGCTACAACTGCTTTCTCAGCAACTAATGAAGTTTCTGGTACAGGTTATTCTTCTGGTGGAGGAGCATTAACAAATGTAACACCAACCTCAAGTGGAACAACTGCATTTACTGATTTTGCTGATTTAACTTTTAGTAGTTCTACAATAACTGCTAATGGTGCTTTAATTTATAACAGCACTAATAGTAATAAAGCTGTATGTGTATTAGCTTTTGGCGGGGATAAAAGTTCTACCAATGGTGACTTCACAATACAATTTCCTACACCTGACGCTTCAAACGCAATTATTAGAATAGCTTAATGGCATTTGTTCTTAACGATAGAGTTAAAGAAACAACAACAACTGCAGGAACAGGCACAGTAAATTTAGCAGGTGCTGAAACAGGTTTCGAGTCGTTTGTTGCAGGTATTGGTAATTCCAATACAACTTACTATGCTATCGTTCATCAAAGTTTAGACGAGTTTGAAGTTGGTTTAGGAACTATAACAGACGCAAGTCCAGACACTTTAGCGAGAACTACAATAATAAGTAGTTCTAACTCTGACTCTGCAGTAAATTTTTCTGCAGGAACTAAAGATGTATTTTGTACATTACCTGCAAGTAAAGCCATAGTAGAAGATGCTTCTGACAATGTAGCATTAGGTGCTGCACCAACGATTAGCAATGCTTCTGGAGATTTAACTTTAGATGTTGCAGGTGTCATTAAATTAGATGCTGATGGAGCAGAAATACAAATAAAAGATGGTGGTACTGAAATAGGTGCTATAAACATGGCTAGTAGCAACTTAAACATAGATGCAAAAGTAGCTGATAAAGATATAGTATTTAGAGGAATAGATGGTTCTAGTGATGTTACTGCTCTTACTCTTGATATGTCTGATGCAGGTAGAGGAGTCTTTACTGGTGGTATTGATATAGTTGCTAATAAAGATATTGAACTTAATTATGGTACTTGGACAGGAGAAAAGTCAGCAAAAATACAAGCTCATTCTAATAATATATATGTGCAATACGTTTCAAATGTTATTTTTAGAAATAGTAGTGCAGTAGACAGGTTTTTCTGCGATGCTTCTGGTAATGGTTATTTTGACGGAAATGTTACAGCTTATTATTCAGATGAAAGATTAAAAGATAAACAGGGCAAAATAGAAAATGCTTTAGATAAAGTAGAACAAATTGAAACTTTTTATTTTACAGAAAATGAATTAGCAAAATCTTTAGGAAATACTGTAGATAAAAAACAAGTAGGTGTATCTGCACAATCTGTTAAAGAAGTATTGCCAGAAATAGTACACTTAGCTCCTTTTGATACAGACGCAGAAACAGGCGAATCTAAATCTGGCGAAGATTACATGACTGTTGATTATGCAAAATTAACTCCATTACTAATTGAAGCTATCAAAGAATTACAATTAAGAATAAAAGAATTAGAGGATAAGTAATGGCATTTCCTTCTAGTTCAGTTTCAATGTCACAGATGAATACAGAAAGAGGATTGCCTTCAAGTACAAGTGTTTCTATAAATAATACTGAAGTTAAACAAATGGCATATCAGTATACTCCCGGAACTACATCTGTGAACTTTGCACAATGGCGAAGTAAGAGTGGCTTTAGTAATCAAGTAACTTTTACTATAGGATATGAACAGCAAACTACAGCATCAGGACCTCTTGTACCTGCTGCTTCTGCTTATTATTGGGGATATGGATTTGTAGGTGTAGCACCATTTCCGAGCACAGGAAACGATGCGGCTCAAGGCTCAATGGGACGTATGCCTCTAATGTATCCGGGTGGGTTTGCTACAGGATTGTATAATGTTGCAGGAGGCACAAGAACTTCAAATCCTTTGTTATCCTTCCGTGAAATACGTTGTTTTTCACCCTCAGTACCGGGAACTTCTGCAGGACCATGGGGTCCTTCTACTCTTCAAATGGGTTTTAGACACACACTTATTAATGGTGGTGGTACATATCCTGCAACTTTTACTAATGCAGGTTGGACAACTATGAACATAACTAATCCTGCATATAATGTGAATTACCCTAGGGCATCAGCAACATTTAGTAGTTTTATGGGTCCTTTTCAAATTAGTGGAACCCCTACTCCGGGAAGTGCTAGTTGTACTTTTTCATGGACAAATCAACCAGCATGGGCAAACAACACAAGTAATATGTATCCTTTTGGTCCAACACCTAGTGGTACTTTTCCTTCAACAGGTAGTACAACAAACACTCTCACAATAACTTAATGATATTGTTATAATAACAAAATGGTAGCAAGTGTAAGAAAAGATATAGATGAATTTGGAAAAGAATTTTATCGTCTAAGGTTTGAAAGCACATACAATCATCAAGAAATAAATTATATTATTGAATGGAGTAAACAGGACTCGGCTTTGCTTGTTGATGAATTTGGAAACTTTGATAAAGAAGGAGCAGAAACTTTAGAACGTTGGCATAAAGAAGCTGAAGCATATAAACACGCTATAGGAAGAAACGACTCTTTTTTATTTAGAACAGATATATATGATGAAGTATACGTCAATCAAAAACTTGTAAGAAAAGATTGGAATATTGCAACAGGAGATGGTCCGGCTCTTTTAGAAAAAGTAAAAGCTGCATTTCCTAAAGAAGAAGAAATATGGGAGTCTGGTGCTTTAAATGTTATAGGAACTTACTATGCTCCTGATGGTGCACCTTTAAGACCTCCATACAAAAATACTAATTCTATTAGTATGTACCATGTACAAAGGGAGCCTAGTTCTTATCTTTTACAAAGTTATGGTATAGACCCTAGCACTCATACATGGTGTCCTTGGTACGGATTAAAATACGATTTAGAAACTAAAGAGCGTATGTTAAAGATTGTTTATTATGGAATAAAACAAACTGAAAACATTCCTAGACCTGAAGGTTTGCCTGAAGATATAAACCCTTATTGGTATTTTTTTGCTGATATTTATCATGAAGATGGCAGTAAGTCTCAAGAAAGAGATATATTTTTATTTGCAACTGAAGAAATATTTCGTCCTTGGTGTGAAAAATATGGACATACTTATCCCATACCTGATGAAAAACTAAGAGACGATATATGGTGTTATGGAATAGTTTATGACTTTGAAACACTAGAAGTAAAACAAGTTAAAGGTTATATAAGATATAGAGTAGATGGAATATAATTTTTTAAAAGCAGTAGAAAAAGCTGATGATAAGTTTTTTGATACTATAGAAAAAGAAAAAATTAATTTTTTACAAAACAGATTTCAAGAGCAGGGATTTGTTTTAGTTAAAAACTTTTTATCTGAAGAAGTTGCAGACTTAGTTAACGAAAGCTTTGAAATACATTACGCTAAAGCAGAATATATAGAAAAATATTTTGAAAATACAATACCAATTAGTTTAACAAAACCTAATATGCCTTCTCCTTTTTATGGAAAGTTTGGAAAGATAGATAAAAAAATGGGATTTGCTAATAGAGATTTGCATAGTTATGCTTATAGTGTTGGAGAGGCTTTGCTAAAAAAGAAAAAAGATTTTATAGAAAAGATTTCACAACAAGAGTTAGATTTTACAAATTCTTTTTGTAGAAAATATACTGAAGGAAGTAGTTTAGGAAAACATAAAGACAGACCTGCACTTCAAGTTTCTGCTACTATTTGTCTGGGTGGAGAAAAGTGGGAGATATTTATAAAAGATAAGTCAGATAATACACATGGCATAACTATGAGTGCAGGTGATGCAATAGTTTATTCAGGCACAGAGCTTGAACATTGGAGAGAAAAATTAGATAAAGGATATGTTAATATGTGCTTTATACATTATTGCAAAAAAGGCTCAGAATATAAATTAGACGGAAGAGAATTTATAGGACAGCCAAGATAAACGGGGTTAAATATGTTTGGGAAAGTAGGAATGTTTCATGGAGAGCAAGGTTTGCCTCGTGATTTATGTGACGAATTGAATGAAGAAATAATGAATAAAGTTCCACCTACAGATGGAGAGATAGGAGCAGGAACAGAGGGTATAAAAGAAACTAATACTAGAAATTCAATTTTACGTTGGGTCACATCAGAAACACCTCAACTCTGGGATAAAACACTTAACTTAATAATGCCTTATGTTGTAGGCACAAATAGAACAAACTTTGGTGTTGATATTTCTGGTGGGTGTAATGAAATACAGCATACAGAATATCAAGAAGGACAGCATTATACTTGGCATATGGACTCAGATTTTGCACCTTTAGAAGTTGTAAAGAGTCGTATAGCATATGATAGAAAGTTAAGTGTCACAATACAACTTACGCACGAAGACAATTATGATGGAGGAGATTTAGAAATTTTTGAAAGAGAATTAAATTTACCAAAACATTTAGTAAGACAACAAGGTACTGTAATTATATTTCCTTCTTTCATACAACATCGTGTGACACCTGTCACTTCGGGAATAAGACATTCATTGGTAACTTGGATAGAAGGTACGCCATGGAGATAATAAAATATGTTTGGAATAACAGCTTTTGCTCAATCGCCTTTTGCAGGTTTGGGCAGCATAACAGGAAACGCTTCTTTTGTACCGGTAGGCTTTGAACTAACCGGCTCTATCAATTCTGTCACACCTGTCATTACAGTAAATGTACCTGTAGTTAGTGGTTTTATTTTTGCAAATGTTGGTTTAGGAACAGTCACAATAAGTGGAGATGCCAACATTCACGAGTTTATTACAGGCGTACAAGGTGTTTCAGTTTTAGGAGTAATACAAAATACAGCAGGTGCAATTGTAAATGTAACAAACACTTTTGATACTGATACTGTTACAGGAACAACAGCAGTAGGAAATGCAGTTGTATTTGGTGGCTCAGTTCAAGGAGTTTCAAGTTCAGGTAAAACTGCAGCTTTAGGAGATGAAATAATTATTGGTGACTGTAACATTACAGCAGCACAGGTTGGAGATGTAACAGCTACAACTGCGTTAAGTTCTATAAGTTTACAAACTTTTAATGTATTACCTATGACAGGCTTAAGCAGTTCTGCTTCTTTAGGCACAGTAATAGTAATTCCTGAATGTAAAGTTTCTGTAAGCTCAGTAAGTGCAAGTGGAAGCTTAGGAGTTTTAAATATTTGGAGTTTAGTTAATGATGAACAAACACCAAACTATACACCCGTTAATGATAATCAGTCTGCAGGATATTCTGAAGTTAATACAACTCAAAATCCTAATTGGACTGACGTAGCATAATTTTTTAAAAGAGGAACAATATGGCAAGTACATATGATAACGATTTGCGTTTAAATGAAATGGCAACCGGTGACCAAAGTGGTACATGGGGTGACACTACAAACTTAAATTTACGTTTGATAGCAGAAGCTTTTTCATATCAAACAGACGCAACATTTACAACAGATGCAAATAAACAAGTAACCATAGCAAATGGAGCTTCTGATAAATATAGAGGTATGTATATCAAAGTAACATCAACAGTAAATGGTGGTCTTACTGCTACAAAAGATTTAGAAATTTTACCTACAACTGTATCTAAAGTTTTGTTTGTAGAAAACTCAACAACAGGAGGACAATCTATTGTAGTCAAACAAGGCTCTGGAGCTTCTGTAACTATAGCTAATGGAACTTGTAAATTATTATTTTTAGATGGAGCAGGTGCAGGTGCTGCTGTTTATGATGGCTTGAATAATCTAGCTTTGAGTGGTGACCTAACTATAGAAGGTGACGATTTAAAAATGGGTACTAATACTAGTGGTCATGTATTAGTTGCAGATGGCACAAACTATAATCCTGTTGCAATTAGTGGAGACGCTACTATTGCAGCTAATGGTGCTATAACTATTGCTAATGACGCAGTAGAACAAGCTATGATTGCAGACGATGCAGTTGGTGCAGACCAATTAGCTTCAGACGCAGTTGTCAATGCTAGTGTAGATGCTAATGCTGCTATTGCTTTTAGTAAAATGGCAAACTTAACTACTAGTAGAGCTTTAGTATCTGATGGTAATGGAGATGTCACACCGGCAACTACAACATCTACAGAAATAGGTTATGTAAATGGAGTCACATCAGCAATACAGACACAATTAAATACAAAACTAAGCAATGCTACTAATACATGGGTAAGCTCTTCTGATGGAATAAATAGATTTTACTTTACTAATGCAGGTGCTACGCTTTATAAAACAGGAGCCGACCATCAATTTAGAAATGGCTCAGATGTAACAGTAGTTGAGTTTACTTCTACCGGAGTAGGAAGATTTGATAATGATGTTGTCGCTTACTACTCGTCAGATGAAAACTTAAAAGAAAATATAAAAGAATTACAAAGTCCATTGGAAAAATTAAGTCGTATTAGAGGAGTGACTTTTGATTGGAATGATAATCAAGATACTTATGAAGGTAGCGATATAGGTGTCATTGCACAAGAAGTACAAAGACAATTTCCTGAGCTTACTACTACTCGTTCTGATGGATATATGGCAGTAAAGTATGAAAAGCTTACTGCTGTATTGATAGCAGCAGTCAATGAGTTAGCTGATGAAGTTCGTGGCAATAGAGAATTGATAAAAGCAATGGAAGCTATTTTAATTGCAGATAAAATACCTGAGCAAACTAACTAATGCCATTACCTAGTTCCGGACAAATAACTTTAAATGAAATGCACGTTGAGGCTAGTGGCTCTTCTGGGACACAATCAAACGTAAACTCTGCACCAATACGTTCTTTAATAAATAAATCAGCAAGTGTACAGATGGCTTTTACAGAATGGTATGGAGCTTCTTCTGGACCTCCACCTGCAGTTGCTGCAACAGGAACAACTACACAAACACACACAATGACTTATGTTCCTTTTAATAATCCTTTTGTTAATGTAGATGGTTATGTAAATGGACCTGTGACTCTTTCTCCTTCAGATATGGGTGGATTTAACCCTGCCGGAGTTCCTTATGGAAGCAGTACCCTTGGCTCTTTATCTCCTTCTACATATACCGGTTGGTCAGGAGCTTATTTTTCCTCATCTATTTCATATCAAAAATCAGGTTTTGGTAATGCTCGTTTAGAAGTAACATTTAGTCAAAGAAGAACTAATAGTAATTGGAATACAATGAGACATACCCAAACAACTCTTGGACAACTAACAATTCCAAGAATAAGTATGACTTATGCAACATATTGGACGCCCGGACAACCTGCTACAACAGGTCAAACAAAGTATACATATACTGCAGCTCCTTCTGTCAATACAATTTATTTTAATAATAGTCAAACAAACTACGTACATTGGACATAGCATGAAAGATGAAGCTTTAAATAAAATACATTCACACGAAAGAGAATGTACTATTAGATATGAGAATTTAGAAAAAAGATTAGAGGAAGGCTCTAAAAGATTTGTACGTATTGAATTGCTTATATATGGTTTATATGCAGGTATGGCAGCAATAGAAATAACTTCGAGGTTTATATGAAATTATTTTTAACAGAATTTACACATGATAAAAAAAGATACTCAGGACCTACTATAGTTGCTGAGAGTTTACAAATGGCAGAAGACTCTGCTGCAGACCTAGGTGTAGAAGTAGTAGGGGAACTAGACAGTTTAGTTTCAGTAGTTTTAGAGTCACTATGGGAAGCTGACGAAGACAAAGTCTTGCATTGAATAGCGAGTTAGTTTTTGTAATAGCTTTAAATGTAATATTCTTAATAGGATTATTAGGATTAAAATTTTATTTGAAAAGAAAAGCTGAAAAAAATATGAAAGCTTATCTTAGATATTTAAGACACAAGAGAAAATATAATGTACGAATATAAATGCACAATAGATAGAGTAGTAGATGGAGATACTGTAGACGCTACTCTTGATTTAGGATTTTCTGTTTTATACAAAAGTAGAGTAAGGCTTTTTGGCATAGATACTCCTGAGTCTAGAACAAGAAATAAAGATGAAAAAGCTAGAGGTAAACTAGCTGCTAAATTTTTAAGTGATGCTATAGATAAAGCAGATACTGTAGTTATACGTACAGAACTAAGAGACTCTAGAGGAAAGTTTGGCAGAGTTTTAGGCACAATTGTTTGTGATGATATAGATATAAATAATTCTATGATAGAAAATTTTATGGCAGCAAAATATTTTGGTCAAAACAAAACTGCAATAGAAGCTGTACATCAATCTAATAGAACTAAACTTATTGAGTTAGGTTTGTTTGAGCCTGTTGAATAATGGACGATATTGTAAAGTTAATAACTGAGTTAGGATTTCCTGTTGCTGCAGCATTAGGACTAGGTGTATTTGTTTGGAAACTAATTAATAGAATTATAGACGGCATGGAATCTAAGATTGATGTTGTTGATGATAAAGTAAATGAACAATTAAAAGCTATGGAAGGTAGGCTAGATGCTAAATTAGAAGCACAACATGGAATATTGATTGCTTTGATAGACAGAGTTAGAAGTGTAGATAATGAAATTATTAGACAAGATACTTTACTTAAGACTATGTTAGGTGTACCTAATCTAGTACAGAACGATAAAATAGCAAAGGCAGATAGAGATGACCAAAGAAAAGATTAAAAGAAAAAGAGGCAGACCTTCTAATGCAGAACTAGTTGCTAGAAAGAAAGCAAGAGATAAAGACGTAGCTTTAATTATTTGTATGTATGTTGGTTTATTTATAGTCATAGCATTTTGTGTAAATCTAGCATTAGCTGATGAAATGAATTTTAAATTTAAGTCACCAAGCTTTTCAGGTATCAATACATCTCAACATTATTTAACAATAGAAAATCAAGAACATACTAGATATAAAACATTGCAAGAAGAAGTAGAAGCTTTAGTAGAACAGGCAGAAAGAGATGAACAGAATACTACAACTGCAAGATTTATAAGAAACTTTGAAACAAGAGTTTATGCAAAATTATCTCAACAATTAGTTGATAAGTTGTTTGGAGAAACTGCACAAGATAACGGGACAATAGAACTTGAGGGGAATACTATTGACTATAAGGTTGATGAAACCAATATAATTTTGACAGTTACTAATGAAGCTAACAAACAAACAGTTATTACTTTTCCTCTTAATAGTTTTACTTTCTAGCTGTACTGTCTTTTATGATGATGCTTTACAAAATCAAAAGATTTCAAAGTATGCTGAAAGAGTTGGAGTTATTAATAAAGAAATAGAGACTATTTTACCGGCAGATAAAAAACCTATAGTAGCTATATACCCAACTTCTTTTACAGACCAAACAGGACAAAGAAGAAGTAATAGTAATTTTGCAACGTTTAGCACAGCAGTCACACAAGCACCATATGTGCTTTTGATAAAGACTTTAAAAGCTGTATCTAACGGAGAGTTTTTTGAAGTTGTAGAAAGAATAGGTTTAGATAATCTAACTAAAGAAAGACAACTAATAAGAAATACCAGAGAAACATTTGATGACCCACAAAAATTAAAACCATTAGTTTTTGCAGGTCTTATAATGGAAGGAGCTATAGTCGGCTATGAAACCAATACAAGAAGTGGAGGTCGTGGAGCTAGACTTTTAGGTATAGGGTTATCAAAACAATATAGACAAGATACTGTCACACTGTCTTTGAGAACTGTATCTGTTTTAACCGGTAGAGTTTTAATAGAAGTTACAGTATCAAAAACTATATTAAGTGTTGGAACTAATCAAGACGCTTTTAGATTTATAGAAAATAAAACCGAATTGATTGAAATAGAAAATGGTGATGTAGAAAATGAAAGCGTAACGATAGCTGTACAAGCAGCAATTGAAGAAGCTATTTTGTCTACAATCAAAAAAGGAATTGAAAAACAATATTGGAGCTATAAAGAATGAAAAAGTATTTACCAGTAATTATTTTTTTAAGTATAAATATTTTTGCTACAGACAATGAAATATCTATAGACCAAGCAGGAGCTACGGCAAATATAGATATTGAGCAGCTTGGGTCTGGAAACTTAATCGGTGGAGCTACTGCTGTATCAGGTACTATGACACCATTAGATTTAGATGGTGCAACAATGACACTTGATGTAAACCAACTAGGTAATTCAAATATATTTAAAGGCGATATATATGCTGATAGTTATACAGGCTTTTTTGAATTTACCGGAGACTCTAATACATTTGCCATACAGACAGACCCTAATAATACTTATGGTGCAGACAGTTCTAATATAAATGTACAAGTGTCTGGGTCATCAAATGCTTTTACTTTTAATCAGGCGACTAATGCACAAGCTTCTACATTAGATTTAGATTGGACAATAAATGGCTCTAATAATTCAATTACATCTGCAATTGACCAAGACTTAGCTACAAACTATATGAACATAGATGGGTCTGATAATACTGTGACATTTGATGGTGACGGGTATCAAGGAGCATATTTTCATTTGACTCATACAGGAGGGTCAAGAACAATAAATGTTACACAACAAAGCACACTTGATAATGATTGGCTTAAGATTACTTCTAATGGCTCTAATGGTACTTTCTGTGTCAATCAAAACGACCAAGGCACTAGCACAAGCTGTTGATATAGGAACTGTAGAACAAGTATCAGGATATGCCAGAATAGAACGTGACAAAAATTATGATGTAATTACAGACTTTGGCATACAGTCTTACGACAAAGCACAAACAGAAGCAGGTCGTATGGGTATTAGATTTATAGACGATACAAGTATTCGGATTACTGAACATTCAATGGTAGTCATAGATGAATTTGTATTTGATGCAAACCCAGATAATTCTAGATTAGCTTTAAATTTTGTAAAAGGTACAGCAAGATTTACTTCAAGTCTTACTAATAAAATATCTAAAAAAAATATAAAGCTTACAACAAATAGTGCAGTAGTAGGAATTAGAGGAACAGACTTTACAATAACAGTAGAGCCAGATACAGGAAAAAGTTTGTTTATATTATTACCTGACAAAGATGGCAACCCATCAGGCGAAATATCTGTGACAACAGCAATGGGTACAGTAATACTTAATAAACCTTATCAGGCTACAACTACTAGAGTTTATGAAGCTCCACCAAGTAATCCGGTTATTTTAGATTTGTCTTTGGATTTTATAAACAATATGTTATTGATTGCTCCACCCGAAGAAGATAAGGATATAGAAGAAAATACTGAAAAAAAACAAGAGAATAATTTATTAGATTTTGATGAACTAGATGTAGATTATTTAGCTGATGATTCGCTAGATAAAGACGAACTAGAATTTACAGAATTAGACTATGATGCTTTGAATGTAAATTTTTTAGAAGATTTGTTAGATATAATTACTGAACTTGATGTTTTAGATAATGAGAAAGAATTAACTCAAACAATATCAGCAGTAAATATAGAAGGCACTACTATAGGGCAAGACCAAAAAACACAAATAACTACAATAGTTTCTGGACAAGAAGTAAAATTAACAAGGTCAGTCGCTTCATCTACATCAATACAAATAGATAGTGGAGAAAGCTACTTAGTAGTTTTAGAACAAGATGGTGTCACTAATCAAGTTAAAGTAAATGGTGGTGGCTCTTCTGTAATTGTAATAAGGCAAAGTCAATGAGTAAAATTTTATTAGGTGTAATAGCAGTTTTGATTTCTATATGTGGATTTTTGTATTGGCAAAATTCTTCTTTGCAATCTTTAAATAAAGCTTATGAGCTAAGAAATCAAGAACAAAAAGAAGCTATTGAAAGTATGCAACAAGATTTTGAAATGCAAACAAAAGGATTAGTAGAACTACAATCCAGAAATCAAGAGATTCAACAAGAAATGAATAGGTATCTTGATATTTTTAAACGACATAATCTTAGCAAGTTAGCAGCAGCTAAACCGGGGTTAATAGAAAAGAGGGTAAACAATGGAACTAAAGAAGTATTTAATGGCATTGAAGCAGATAGTCGTATCATTGATAGTCTTGATGACGGCTTACAGTTGCAGTCTAATCCCTAAACAAGTAGATGTAATTAGTAAACCTTTAAAAAGAACAATAGCTCAACCGGTCATGCCGAGAGAGATAAATCTTAATGAGCCATATTGGTTTGTAGTTTCTGAACTTAATGTAGATGAATTTTTAAAAAGAGTTAAAAAAGAAGAAGGTCGAATAGTCTTTGTAGCAATGTCAATTCCTGACTATGAATTGATGTCTTACAATATGCAAGAACTAAAGAGGTATATAAATGAACTTAAAGAAGTGGTGGTCTACTATAGAAAAGTCACTACCTATGAGGAGTAAGAAAATGAAAATATCTAAAGAGGGTATTGCCCTTATAAAGAAGTTTGAAGGCTTAGAACTTACAGCATATCAAGATAGTGTTGGAGTTTGGACTATAGGTTGGGGTCATACTAAAGAAGTATTTGAAGGCATGGAAATATCTAAAGAAGAAGCAGAAGCATTTTTAGAAATAGAACTTGAAGAATTTGAAAGCTATGTAGAAGATTTAGTAGATGTAGAATTAGAACAATGTCAGTTTGATGCACTAGTATGTTGGACATATAACTTAGGACCAACAAATTTATCTAGTTCTACAATGCTTAAAGTTTTAAATAAAGGTATGTATGAAGAAGTTCCATATCAAATTAAAAGATGGAATAAAGCAGGAGGAGAAGTGCTTAACGGATTAGTAAGAAGGCGAGAAGCAGAAGCTCTTTTATTTCAAGGAGAGCAATGGCATGAGGTATAAATGGCATTAGTAAAGTTTCAATTTAAACCCGGAATAAACAAAGAGTCTACAGCCTATGCTGCAGATGGTGGTTATGTTGACTCAGAAAAAATAAGATTTAGAAAAGGCGTTCCTGAAAAAATTAATGGCTGGACAAAAAATAGTACAAATACTTTTATTGGAACTTGCAGAAAAATACACAACTATAGTGATACCGGTTTAACAAACTATACAATTCTTGGAACACATCAAAAGCTTTATATTAAAGAAGGTAATGCTTTTAATGATATTACTCCTATACGATTAACTACTGCTGCAGGAGATGTCACATTTGCAGCGACAGAAAATTCAAGCACTCTTACTGTAACAGATGCAAACCATGGAGCTAATCCGGGAGACTTTGTTACCTTTAGTGGTGCACAAAGTTTAGGTGGCAATATAACAGCAGCAGTTTTAAATAAAGAATATCAAATTCAAACAACACCAACTGCAAATACATATACTATTACAGCTACAGTAACAGCTTCTGCAAATGATGTAGGGCAGTCAGGTGGAAGTAATACTGTTGGTACATATCAAATAACCGGTGGCTTAGATGTTTTTGTTTCAGGTTCAGGTTGGGGGTCAGGTGTATGGGGTGCAGGTGGTTTTGGAAGTACAAATCCAATTGCATTAAACAGCCAATTAAGAATTTGGACAATAGATAATTTTGGAGAAGATACTTTAGCAGCACCTAGAGGTGGTCCACTTTATTTGTGGGACGAAAGCAATGGAACTACAACTCGTGCAGTTCTTGCTAGTTCTTTAGGGGGTGCTAGTGATATACCTACTTCAATACTACAAGTAATGATTTCTGATGTGGATAGGCATTGTGTTGCTTTTGGAGCTAACCCTATAGGCTCTGCTGTAGTAGACCCATTATTTGTTAGATGGTCAGACTCTGAGTCTTTTTTAGATTGGACACCTAAAGCAACTAATAGTGCCGGTGGAGTAAAACTTTCTTCAGGTAGTCAGATTATTGGAGCCATACCTACTAGACAAGAAACTTTAGTATTTACAGATACAAGTGTAGTTTCTATGAGATTTGTTGGCTCACCTTTTTATTTTTCTTTTAATGAAGTTGCTACAGGATTAGGCATGATTGGACCTAATGCAGGTATAGCTATAGGAACTGCAGTATATTTTATGGACGATGGTGCTTTCTATAAAGCTGAAGGTAGTGTAGGAAAACTGCCATGTACAGTTTTAGATTATGTATTTAGTGACTTCAATCAATCACAAAAATATAAAGTTTTTGCAGCAAACAATTCTGCTTACAATGAAATAATTTGGTTTTATCCTTCTTCAGGAAGCAATGAAATAGATAGATATGTTTCTTATAATTATTTAGAAAATGCTTGGGCAGTTGGTACAACAACAGATGGTTATACGAGAACAGCTTGGTCACAAGCTCCTACCCTAGATTTTCCTTTAGCTGCAGGTAAGTTAGACAATACAAATCTTAATTATTTATACAATCAAGAAGATGGCAATTTAGCAGATGGCTCAGGTTTTACATCATATGTAGAAACTGCAGATTTTGATTTAGACCCTGCCGGAGAACAGCTTATGTTTATTTCAAAAGTTATACCAGACTTAAAATTTTTACAATCAAGCAGTACTAATGACACAGTAAGTTTTATTCTAAGAGGAAGAAAATATCCTTTAGAAGATTTAGCTACTCTTTCAACTTCTAACGTAACTCCATCTACTACTTTTGTAAGTACACGAGGAAGGTCAAGACAAACTGCACTTAAAATACAATCTACATCAGGAGACTTTGGTTGGCGACTTGGTGATTTAAGATTAGATATAAGAGCTGACGGAGAAAAATAATGGCTAATAAATCTTCCATACCTTTACCTATACCAACACCTGAATATGTAATGGATAATGAATTAATTACACGCAGAACTATTGAGCAAATAATTCAAGACATACATAGTGATATAGGTTTGATAGATGAATTGAAGTCAACGATAGTTTCTAAGGCTATGCGAAGACATCAGTTTTTATTAATGGGGTCTAAAGGAAATGTCTGATAGTTTAAAAGTTTTAGGACAGTCAGCACCTAGTGCAACTACAGAAACAGATTTTTATACAGTACCTTCTCAAACACAAACAACTGTAAGTTCTATAGTAGTTTGTAATAGAGGTAGTACAGGAACTTATAGAATATCTGTGGCAGTAGCAGGAGCGACAACTGCTAATCCACAGTATTTATTTTATGACAAATCGGTGAACGCAAATACTTCCGATACTATTGTTATTGGCATAACTCTTAATGAGGCTGATAAAATAAGAGTATACGCAAGTACAGCAGACTTTAGCTTTAATGCGTTTGGTTGCGAAACAACAGAGGAAAGATAATGACTATACAAAATCAAGTAAAGAGCATAGCTCAACAAGGAAGATATGGAGACAGTACATTAGTACATATGGCTCCATCTGAAGTTGCAGGGTTAGCACAAATGGGTCAGATGACAATTAATCCACAAACAGGATTGCCTGAAGCATTTGGTTTAAGGGACGCAATACCTATTGCAGCAAGTATCGTAGGTGGTGTGTTTGGTGGACCTGTAGGTGCAGGTCTTGGCTCAGGTCTTGCAACCGGAATACTAGAAGGTGATTTGAAAAAAGGTTTAATGGCAGGTCTTACAAGTTATGGTTTAGGCTCAATACTTCAAGGAGCAAATGTTGCTGCTAAAGGAGCACAAGCTGCTACAGACGCAACAGCTAGTGTTGCTAATGAAGCAATTTTAAAAGCCGGTATGGATACAACTACTGACTTAGTCACTAAAGAAGCTTTACAACAAGCTGCAGGTGAAGCATTAGCTGATGCCGGTAATCAGGCATTTATACAAGGAGCAGAAACTGCAGTAACTTCAGCAGCAGAAGCTGCATTACCTACATTAACTAATCCTGCTTCTTCGTTTGCTAGTGGTGCTAAAGATTTATTTGCCACTCCATTTGAAGGTGGAGCTAGAGCAAGTTTTGATGCTCTTGCAGCAGGAGCTTCCCAACCCGGAGCATACATTCCTCTTACTATTGGTGGTGGTGGATTAGCTATAACACAAGCACAAGAAGCTTTTGAAAGAGATGTTCTTGCTAGAGATATGGCAGCAGAAGAAGAAAGAAGAATGAACTATCTTAATAATCCTGAGCCAATTTTATACTCAGCTATTGGTGGACTTACAGGATATAACGAAGGTGGAGAAGTAGTAAGGACTGCACCACAAAGAAAAACTGTACCGGTTAATCCAGAGTTTATTCCGGGAATAAATGCTGAAGCTTTATACTTTGACCCAAGCACTCTTAATGTTCCTATAAGCGAACAAGTTGCAACAAACTTTAACCCTAATGATATTATTGACCCTTTTCAAAATTTAGGAACACCAACTGACTCTGCAATAAATCAAGGACCAGAAGTATCAAATAGAGAATTAGCTATGACACCTCAAAATTCTTTAGGTGGATTTGGTGCTCCAATGAATACACCAACTACGCCACAGACTATTGACCCTTTTAAAGCATATACAGGTATTGCACCCCCTATGTTAGAACAAGTTAATACAGCAGAAGCTTCATATAATTTTACTCCTGACATAAGTTCATCAGTAGCAAGTTTTGCAAATATGCCTGTTCTTGGCTCAATGCAATTTAATGCAGGTGGGATTACTGACCTAGAGTTAATGAATAAAGTTAGAGATTACATTGAAGGTAGGTCAGAAGATGATAGCGTTGTAGCTGAGTTTATAGATAAATATGGAGCTGAAGCTTATAGTGCTTTTAGACAATCTGTACTTTTAGAAAACACACCTTCAGCAGAATTAGTAGAAGGTAAAATAGAAGGTAATAACTTAGGTGGTCAAGCTGATGATGTCATGGCTGATATGGGTGGTGAAACTGTAGCTGTATCACAAGGAGAATTTATTATACCTGCAGATGTAGTTTCTATTGCAGGTGGTGGAGATACTGACTCTGGTGCTGCTAAGTTTTATGACATGATGGACAAGATAAGACAAAAAGGAACAGGCACAACAAAACAAGTAAACCCAATAAACTTTAATGAGGTATTTCCTGTATGACAAACGTAGCACTAAATCAAGAGCCTTCGGGTGAATATGATTTTTCTATAGTAAACAATGACCAACTTATATTAATTTGGGAAGGAGCTAAAAAGTATTTAGAAAAATCTTGTAAGCGTTCTAATGGTCGCATTAGACCAGAAGATATTTTTTATGATTGTTTAAATGGCAGTCATAGACTTTGGATTGTCTATGATACAGGCTCATTTGATATACGTGGTATTGCAGTTACACAAAAAATAGTTTATCCAACAGGCAAGACTATGTTGAGCGTAGAGCATATAACAGGTAATAACATGGAAGGTTGGGCATCAACTGTTCTTGATGCCTTAGAAGAAGTTGGCAAAAAAGATGGTTGTGATGGCATTGAAGGTATAGGTCGTGCAGGTTTTTGGAATTGGGTTAAAGATAGAGATTGGTCTAAATTAGCAATTTTCATTGAATATAATTTTGAGGTAGAAGATGAGAAGATTTAAAGGTGGTGGTGGTACTCCTGCCAAACAAGAGATTGTACAAACTAAACTGCCCTCTTATGCAGAGCCTTATTTTACTAGGCTATTAGGTAGAGCTGAAGGCGAAAGTTTACAAGGATACACTCCTTACGGAGGACAAAGATTAGCAGGATTTGGTGAAGACGAAGGATTAGCACAAGCTATGACAAGAGGGTTTGCTACACAAGGAACGCCTGATTTATATAATCAAGCTGCACAAAATTTATCTGCAATGGACCCAACTGCTTTTCAAAGAGGAGACTCTATGTATGACAGAAGATTTTCTGTTGACCCATATCAAAGAGTATCTTTTGAAGAAGGTGTAAATAGATTTACTAATCCTTTTCAACAAGGTGTAACAGACATTGCTAAACGAGAGGCAAGAAGAGACTCAGAAATTTTAGCTAATCAAATAGAGTCTAAAGCTGCACAGTCTGGTGGATTAGGTGGTTATCGAGAAGCAATCTTACAAGCTGAACGTGAAAGAGGATTAGGTCAAAGACTAGATGATATACAACTTAAAGGTAGTAACTTAGCTTTCCAAAATGCTATGAAACAATTACAGTCAGAAAGACAAACCGGTTTAGCAGAGCAACAATTGTTTGAACAGTTAGGTATGAAACAAGAAGAACTTGCACAAAAAGCATCGCTAGTTGACCAAGGTGCAGGTAAATTAGGATTACAACAACAACAGTTACTGACTGATGTAGGTAGTACAATTCAAGATGATGCTTTAAGAAGAATAGCTTCATTGGCTTCACTTGGTGAACAAGAAAGAGCTATGCGTCAAGCAGGTTTAGATATTGGTTATGATGATTTTACTCGTCAAAGAGATTACACTAAAGACCAACTTAACTATTTAAGTTCTGTATTACAAGGTGTTCCTATTAAACCCGACCAATCAGTTAGTACGTATACACAACAACCCGGACTTTTCCAATCTGCTTTATCTGCAGGATTAGGTGGTCTTGGTTTGTATAGAGCTACACAAGGAAGAGGTACAGCATAATGTCAAACTTAGTACAAGCAGCAGAAGAATTAGAATATGTGCCTAAACAAGATTTAGTACGCATGATGGAACAAGGAGATATGAAATATCCTCCTTATTTAGTGTTGTCTGAAATACAAAGAAGAACACAATTAGAGAACATGGTGGTACAATCTAAACCTAATACTACTATTGCACAGGAAGTAGTATCAGAGTTTGCACAACCACAAGGCTTGGCAGGTATGCCTCAAGGAATGTCAACAGATATTCCTCTCCCCCCCTCCTCCCAAACTGTATATGAGGATAGAGGAATACCTGCCTCCGGTATGGCTGCCGGTGGCTACTTAGGTGGTGGTCAAATGAGATATACCGGACCAATAATCTATGACGAAGAAGGCAATGAACTCGATGGTTTGGAAGCATTAAGGCAGTCTGGTGGATTAAAGCAATTTGTTAGAGCTATTGCTATGAATGAAGGAGGTCTGACCGGTTATAACATGGGTGGTCCACTTGAACAACCTTCCCCCGGATTAATAGAAAGTATAGCTAATAAATACAGAAAACCAGATGGTAGCTTTGATACTTCAAGAGCTATATATGATGGTATTGATGGAAGTTTATTAGCTGCAGCAACAGCTTTAACTGTTGTTCCTACACCTGCGACTCAATTTGGTGGCAGAATATTAGGAGGTTTAAGAGGTGCTTTGCCTTTATTAAAAAATATTAAAATTCCTAAATTTTTAAAAGGTCCCGAAGGAAGTCTTCTTAAAAATCCTAGAACATATGGACTAGGATTTTTAGGAGCAAATTATTTATTAGGAGGCTCTGATGAAAATGCAACACCTAATCCTCCTCTTGATACTGATGGCAATGCAGGTGATGCTGATGGCAAAGATAAATTTGTAATAAAAGAAGGAGATACACAACCACCTCCTAATTCTTCTAACAAAGATTTATCAGAAATTATAAGAAGTCAAATGGGAACACTTGGTTTACCACCTACGGCTATTGAAGCACCAACTAAAGAACAAAGAGATTCTGAAAAAGACGCTTTAATTTTTTCTACTCTTGCAAAACAAATAGGTAGTGCTACAGATTTATCTGGCATAGGTCAGGGATTAGCTGACGCTACATCAGCAGTAATAGGTCAGACTCGTGCTAATAGAGCAGAAGATATAGAACTTGCTAAATCTGGACGTGCAGATGTTATTAGTGAAATACAACTTCTTTCAAGCTTACAAGATATACAAGCTAGATTAGAAAGTAATGACCTTAAACAAAAATCTATTGGTCAAGACCAATTAAATACAATGGTTAATTATTTAACAAATAATTTTGCGACTATGACTCCTGAAGTTAAAGAACAGTTAACACGAGAAATTGAAAGAAGGTTTGGAATTACAATTCCTTCTAAACTTCCATCAACTAAATAAATATGCAAAGATTTAATTTGCCAGATGGAAAATATATTCAGATAGAAGATAATCCTTCTAGAGAATATGCAATTGATTTGCAAAACTTTTTAGCAGAACAATATCCAGATTATTATTCTCCATACAAAGAAGAAATAGACCCAACGATTTCTGGCAGAGTACGTGAAACTAGCAAAGGTTTTGTAAAAGGCGTTGGTGGAGGGATACTTGGTGGTGCAGAAGGTTTAGTTAATTACTTTGATAGTGGCAATGATAGTGCTATAGGTGATGGACTAAGGGGTATGCAAAGATATCTAAATGAAACTTTGCTACCAACAGAAGAAGGCTATGAAGATTTATATACTACTAAATTAGGACAGGGTTTAGGTAGTTTTGCTTCTTTCTTTGTTCCGGGTTTTGGTGCATCAAAAGTTTTTGGAACACAACAAAAATTAGAAAGACTAGCCAAAGTTAAGCAGGGAGCAAGAACTCAAACACAACGAGATGCTATAGATAAAATGATAAGGTCTGTACAAAGACAGCCTTTAATTGCTAGTGCTTCATTAGCTGTACCATTAGGTGTATCTGGACAAGGAGATAGATTAGAACAAGCTAGAGTTTTAGGGGAAGAGGTTAGTCCATTCCAAGAATTTTTAGCAGAAACTGCAGGTGGTTTAATAGGTCTTTCAGAACTATATGCACCTGACAGACTTTTAAGAAAAATTACTAAAGCTGATGGAGAGGTGTTAGATGTAGCTGCTCGTATAAGGTCAGCATTAACTACAGGTACTGCAGAAGCTATTCAAGAAACTATGGCAAGTATTGCACAAGACGCTGTAGCACGTGGAGTTTATAGTGATGAAGTCCCTATTGGTGAAAGTATGTATGACGACTTTACTGTAGGTGGTGGTACAGGAGCAATAGCTGATTTATTAATAAGAGGTTTTGTAGGTAGACGACCTATTGCAAATAAGTATGCACTCGATTTAGAAACTGAAGCTGTAGAAGAAAGCAACGAAAAAGAAATTTTTGAAAAAAGAAAAGAACTAGATGAAGAGATACAAACTACAGGTCCTGCAATAGTTCGTGAAGAAGATTTATTTGAAGAATACGAAGAAACAAAACAACCAGAAGTAAAAAAAGAATTACAAGTTATTGAAGAACTTAAAATAGAAAGACAAGAAGATGATACTGTACTTGTTGTTGGCGTAGATACAGGAAAAATATACAGCACACATAAGGTTGAAGTTGCTTCAGGTTTTCAAGAAGATGCTAATGGAAATCCTCTTTTAGATGAACAAGGTGAGCGTATACAAAAATTTGACCTTGACCCAATAGCTACAATAAACGAGGCTGCATTATCTGCAGTAGAACAAAAAAAAATAAATAGAACAAAATTTGTTAATGATGCAATTGACAATGTATTAGATATTGGAGGTCTAAAAGAAAGTGGCTCTCTAAAAAGTTTGGGTAAAAGAGTTCTATCGCCTTTATTTAATGTAGTTGATGTTAGAACTTTGTCTGTAATGGACTCAAGAATAAATGAAACAAGACAACAACAAGCTAAAAAATTAGAAAAATTAAACAAACAAGCTGAGAAACTTAAAGCTAAACAATTAAGAGATAGAAAGGCAGGTAAAACAAGACTTACTAAAAGTGGTCAGCCAGACTTAAGATACAAACAGTTAGATACACCGGGCACTTTAGACAGCACAGAAGGAGCTTTAGATATATCTCCTCTTAAACAAATTACTTCTGAAACACAAACTGATGAACAAAAAAGTTTGGTAGAACTTTTACAAGATAGAGCTGAACAAGTTGGATTGCCTCGTAAGAATTTTTACACTTATCAAGAAGCTCAAAAAATTCTAAAGCCTGATGACTTTAATCAATTGATGATGGAAAAAGCAAACATCATTTATAAGTATTCAGAAAAAGAAGGAGCATATTTACCTAAGGGCAGAAGAAATAGAAGGACAGGAGATAGGATAGCTTCTGGCTTAAATCCAAGAGGAGCAGGTATACAAAGATATAATTTTTCTCCTAACAAATTTCAAGACACAAGCAGACAAGCAATATACGAAGCACTTAAAAGTAAAAATCTTGAGGCTAAAATAAACAGTAAAGAGTTTCAGTATTTTGCAGAACAACTAACAGGCGAAAAAAATTACAACAAGATGAACAAAGGACAGAAGATGGTCTTGTTAAGTCGTATATATGGTATGCCTAGGTTAGATGTAAAAACTAAATTACCTTTGTTAACTCCTAGAACTTATACAGCACAGCAAATGAATTCTTTTTACGAGCTGTTTGGTTTGGCTACAGGTAAATCTATAACTGAAAATGATATAAAAACATTTTTTGATAATCAAAATATAAAAAAGAGTCAACAAAATATAAGGCAGTTTAAAGAAGATTTAATTAATAGTGGCAGACTAAAAAAAGTAAAAGGCAAAACATTAGGCAACAGTCAATTTAAAACAGATGAAATGTCTAAGGCTTCTAGAAAAGAAGGAGAAACTGTAGAAGATTACAAAGCTAGAATATCTACTGTTTTAACTGCTGAACAAATAGCTGACCTAGGTATGACTGAAGAACAATTTGATATACCCCTATTACCTGCACCTATTACAAATGAGTCTATGCCTAATCTTGCAAAAGAATTGCAAGGTAGATTAAACAAATTAGGTCTTAAAGATATAGCACTTAGAGTTACAAACTTTCTAAATAGTTCACAAAACATAAAACGTGATGGCACAGGAAGATTGGTTTACGTTGCCGACCCAAATCGTAATGACAAAATGAGTTTGATTGATAAAGAAGCTGTGGGTTTATATGACAGAGCTTTGAATACTATCTTATTAAAACTAGAAAGTATCGACCCTAACAATCAACTATCTGAAGCAGAGTTAATAGACGCTTTGAGTGGCAGAATAGACCACGAAGCTATACACGCTATGATGCAATTAGATTTAATAACTGAAGATGAGTTTTTAAATCTTGTTAGATATGCAAAAAAAGCTTTGCCTTCAGATATGCAACAAGAGATGGCTAAATCATATGGACTAGGTCAATCCGGTGGTATAACAGCTAGAGGTTTTGAAGAAGAACTTGTAGCAGAATTGTTTAGACTTTACAGAAAAAATCCAAAAGGAATTATTGGTAAGCCTAGAAGTTTAATTGAAAGAATATTAAATTTTTTACAAGAGTTTTTATTTTCAATAAATGCTTCTGAGTTTGGTAGTCCTACTGTTTTATTAGAAAGGATTGCGTCAGGAGAAATAGGCAGTAGAGAAAGAGGTGTAAAAAGAAACTTGCGTATGACAGCAAGTAATCAGTCTAGATTTTTACAAGCTGCAGTTGAAGTAGAAGAGCCGACAGAAGGTGGGACTCAAGGCAGACCTTCTGCTCAAGATATTTTAGCCGGAGAGAATCCTGACCCACAAATGCGAGAAGTTGTAAGCGAAGATGAGATAAATCGTTCAGCTATATTTGAGGAGCTTGAAAATACTTTGGTACAAAAAGGAGATATATCTTCTGCAGAAATGAGAAGTATATTCAAACAGTTTGCTCCACAGTCTAGAAAGTTTTTACCTATACCTTCATATAAAGAATTAAAAAAGAAAGTTGCTGAAGCTGCACGTATGGGATATGACCATTTATGGTATACAAGATGGGCACAAAAAGTTCCTTTATTAATTGGTGACGCAAACATGACAGAGTTTAGTGCTGTCTTTGGAATAACATCTGCACAACAAACTCCTGAAAAAAATTATCAAGATACTTTAAATACAATGATAATTGCTAGGAAGATAGACCCTATTAAAAGTCCTAAAAGATTTATAAATGCTATAGCAAAAAAAAATGTTGGTATGAAAAATCCAACTCGATTAAAACAAATACAAGAGTTTTATAAGACAGGTTTATTTCAGAATAAAGATACAGGAGCTAAGACAGCTTTTTATGCTAATCAAATATTTGAAGCAAGTCAGGGTAGGTTTACTCCGTTTACAGTTAACGACATTCATATGAGAAGGCAGTTTGGAATGATAGACCCAAACAAACCAGAAAAAAATCAAGAGAGTCCTACTGCTATCGAGTATCAATTTCAAAATGATTTAATGAGATTGTTAAGCACAGAAGTTTATAACGTCAATGGAGTGCGTAGAAAATATCAAGAGCCATCAGAAATCCAAGCTATGTTGTGGGGATTGCAAAGATATGAAGGAGGAACTAATCCTACTAATGAAGGTAGTTATGCTTCAGCAGAAGCAGCAGCACAAGAACAAATAGCTGAAATACAAGAAATGCAAAGGGAAGGTAAGTTTGATACTGCTACTCCATTAACAGATAGAATGATTAACTCGCCACAAAACATTGCATATCAAAATGTTAAAGGCACATATGGAAGTGTGACACAAAGAAACTTTCAAGAAGCTATTGCAGAACAGTCTCCTGTAATTGAAGTAAGTGTTATGCCCGGAACTGAGATACGTGGTGTTTGGTCTGAGTCTAAATTAATTCCTTATAGAAAAAAAATACAATATTTTAATTCTGTTTTTCGTGCGATAACAGAAGGCAATCAATTAAAGTTTTTAAAATTTTTAAAGATACCTCACTCAATAACTCTTAATGCAGGAACATACAATGGTGGATACCTGACTCCGGGATTTAATTTATCTATGCCTAATGCAAGTGAAGCAACACTCAGAGGAGTTGCACAGTTTTTAACTGATGCTTTGTATTTAGACTCTACGTTGATAACAACCCCTACAGCACAAGGAGCTAAAAGACAGGCTGCTGTATTAACAAAGCCTGATAATGAAGGCTTTACTATTGATGAAATAAAATCTATTCAAGAAAGAATACAGAGGAACGACCCTAACGGAGACATAGGAGAGTTTGTTTTACAGTCAACAGGTAATGCTTTAACTTTCACAGACAAAAAAGAATTCAATGGATTGCCATATACAAAAGAACTTTATCAAACTTACATAAACTTCTTACGTGATATGTTTGCTAATACAGGATACAATCTAAATACTTATGGACAAAAATCAGAACTCATCAGCTACGGACCAACAAGAGATGACAGAACAGGAACAAGAGGAGGTATTGAAAACCTTAGGGATTACACCTCTACCTTCAACGCACCCGATATACGGAGAGCCCTCCTCAGTAATCTCTACCTCCCTGCCCTTAGAGCCTTCCAAAGTTTCCAAAAAGAACTAGGAGTAAGCGTACCAACACAAGGCAGAAGCAGAAATTTTGCCATGCCTAACTCTGCTTTTAATCCACAAACTACTACTAATAAACCTACCAAAGATGAACTTGCAGATGCAGAGGCTATAGCTTTTGCAAAGGCAGAAGCAGAAAATTATACAGCCGGAGCCGTGCCTTTAATAAATCCTAATGCTAGTGGACTAGCAATACGTACTGCATTACAAGTAAGAGATGGATTGAAGCCAGAAAATATATTACCTGAAGACCCATACATGAGAGGGTCAGGAACAATACCTTCTAAGTTTGAAAATGTTGTAAACAAAACCGGAGGCAAAACTAAAGGAAAAGAGAAAGGTGGTTTCTTTGATGCACTTAATAATGTTACAAATGCAAACGAAAGTGCACGTGCTTTTATAAATAGATTCAGACAAAATCTTATAGATAACAAACAAATGTTATTAACAGGTGTAAAGATTTTAGCAGGAGACTCTAGTCAAGTACTTGAATTTGAAAGACGTGCTTCTACCGGAGCAATCCAAGCTTTAAGATTTGTAGATAATGCTAGAGGTGTCCTTGCTTCTATGATGAAAGATGGACCCGTAACTCTACGTGATGGTTTGACTGCCACAATCAAAGACCCCCAACTTAATTTAATAAAAATATTTGCTCCTATTTATCAAAACTCAGCAGAGTATGGTATAGATTTTGAGTCTTTAGTTAAGGCTTATTTTATAGCTAGAAGAGGTAGTAGATTAGTAGAAAAGAAAATAAATGTTAAGCAGAAAGACGGAACATTTACAGAAGAAAGAGTTATAGAAATACCTTTGACTGACCAAGAGATACAAGATGGTTTGCAAATAGGGGAAGACTATCAATGGATAAAAAAAGTATTTGACGACTATCAAAAGTTTAATGAGTACACAATTAATTTTGGAGTAGACTCTGGCATACTTCAGGAAGAAAGAAGTGATAATGAATTTAGAGTTGAGTTAAATAAAGTTGGGTTTACTGATGTAGCTAAATCAGGAAACAGAGAGGCATTACTTAAAGCAGTTAAGATATATAACTCACGTGCTAAAGAAGGAGAGCTTATTGAAACTAGAGGTACTGCACAAATATGGCGAGAAAACGCAGACCACTTTCCTTTCTATAGAGAAATGGAAAACGCTAGTAGAGAAATGTCTGCTCCTAGAATTGGCTCTGGATTACTTGCAGGTAATCCATTAGGTATAGAACTTAAAGGAAGTACTAAAGAGATAGATGTAGATTTCTTAGACGCTATATTAAGAAATCAACTTGCTATTATTACTGCAGGAATGAAGAACGATGGTTTATCTAAACTAGCTAGAAACTTTGTAGTGAGTGGTAGAGGTAGATTTATTAGACCTGATGAAGTTAAAGGCAGAATAGGTAAAGAAGTTATACCTGTTCATGTACAAGGAGTCCGAAGATTTTTAGAAATAGACGCAGAGCTTGGTCCATACCTTGAAGGTTTAAATAATATAGGTGTAACTGATGATGGATTTTTATTAAAAGCTTTAGCAATACCGGCTTCATTACTTCGTGAGACTGTCACAAGAGACCCCGGATTTATGATGGTCAATATGTTTAGAGACACAATGTCAGCCTTCGTTACAAGTGGAGCAGACTTCACACCTATATTAGATACAGCTAAAGGCTTTGCTTCTGATATGTATGAACTAGAAAGATTTGGTGTACTTGGTGGTTATGATTATTCAAATGACGCAATGAGTATTTCATCTTTCTTAAAGAAACAATACAGACTTCAAGGCTTAGGTAAGAATGGGTCACTCAATCCTATAGACGCTACTGTTAAATTATGGGATTGGTTAGGACAACAAACATATAAATCAGATGGAGCAACAAGGTTAGCTGTTTACAATTCGGTCTTAAAAGAAACCGGTGATGTGGCAGAAGCAGCTTATCAAGCTAAAGAAATAATTAACTTTTCAAGAAGAGGAGCTAGTCCTATATTTAGAATTGTGACGACTGCCATACCTTTTATGAACGCAAGGATACAAGGACTTGATGTTCTTTGGAGGTCTGGTACAGGTCAGTATTCAGCAAAAGAGTTTGATGCCGGTATTAGAAACGACCCTGAGTTGCAGAGAAAAGTTATAAAAAGTTTTGTAGCAAATGGAGCCTTGCTTACTTTTGTTACGGCTATGTATTATCTAATGGTTGGAGATACAGACGAATACAGAGCAAGACGAAGAGAAGAGAGAGATAACAATTGGTTGATTTTCACAGGTAAAGACCTTCCTCCTCTCAAGCTGCCTATTC